GCCGTACACAAACACAGGGTTGGTGCCAGCTTGAGTACCGACAGCACGCACATAACGGCGCACATCGTTGGAGTTGATGCTGATCTTCTCGAAGGCAGCAGCAGCGCTAGTCACCTCGGTGAAGGTTTTACCGGTGATGTCAGCCCAAGCAGAGTTGTCAGCAGAATCCTGAAGTTTGACGTTCAGGGTAGGAGTGGTGCCGCTACCGGCTTCGCAATCGAGGATCACGATGGCTTCGCCTTCAGCATCGTTCGAGCCTTGCAGATCGAAACCGGTGCCGGTGGCAGTAGCGGTGCGGGAATCAGCAGCCAGAAGGCTCTGGATGTAGGTCTTAGACCCGAGGTTGTGGATCATTGGTCTTTCTCCGTTTGGGAGCGGGTTTGCTTTGAACAGGATCCGGCTGCTCGTCAGCCGTAACAACAACTTCCTCGATGATGGGAGCGGGAATGGCCTTCTGAATACCGATCAACAGCAAAGCTGATTTGTAATCGGTTTCTACGCAATCACCAACTTTTACCTGCTTGAGGTCAACGATGGTGTCACGCAGCATCTGAATGCGCATTACCCGCTCCCTAATCATCAGGACAGCTTGCAGATGGACTCAGGATGACGGATGGCCACGTCATAGTCCTGCATGGCCACCACACGCACGGTGCCGGAAGCGGAACCGGTGTAAGGATCAACCATGATGTCCAGACCGCTCCAGAAGCCGATCAGGATGTCGCTGAAGTTAGCGAACACCGCAGTGTTGTTCGGCATGGAGTTGGACACATAAGCCGGATAACCATTGATGGTGTTGTCGGCTTCGTACACGAACTGAGCCGTGTTGCTGGCTTTCTCGGTGGTCTTCAGAGTGCCGCGCAGAGCGGAGTTCATCAGATAGCCGAGGCTGCCCAGCAGGGCGTTGTCGGTGCTAAGAGCGGCTTCAGCGTTCACGTAATCAGCGAACGTGGTGTAGCCGGACTCGGTGTTGATGCCGGTGACGTTCAGGAAGCCCAGCGGATACGAAGCAGCGCCAATACCGTTGATGGCTTGGTTCTCAACTTCGATGGCAATCTGTTGAGCCAGATCGCGACGCACCAGGTTCTCGATGTCGATGCTGGACTGAAGCAGCAGACGACGCGAGTAATCGGTCAGCGCACCAATCGTGCGGGGCTGCATCGTCACTTGGTCGACGGTGAGCTGGGACTCGGTGATCGAGCCGGACTCAGCGACGTGGTACACAGTGGCACCACCAGACTGACGGGGCAGAGCAACCATGCCTTGAAGGCCGGTCATCACGGTCGCACCAGCGGTCTGCAGCACAAGAGCCTTGCGGAGCAGATCGATGAAGCTATCGCTCATCAGTTCGGTGGCAACCAGGTCACCACCAGCCGAAGCAGAACCAACGGTCAGGTCACGGCGGCCATAACCCAGCACATCAGCAGGGATCAGGATGCCACGGGCTTCCTTGCCAGACTTCTGCTGAGCAGCACGGCTGACTTCCATTTCGAAAGCAGCAGCACGCTGAGCTTCTTGGCTGTTGGGGTGAGCCAGAGCGTTGATGGCGCGGATGAAGGAGAAGTCACGCTTCTCTTTGTCCGACATGCCGATCTCGGCATCCTTGGGGTTCAGGGGCTTCTCTTCAACACCCATCTTTTCCAGAAGGGCAGAGCGAAGCTCATCGAGGCTGCGGGAGTTAGCAATGAACTCCTGAGCCATTTCAATGTTCTTGGTGCGTTGACCAAGAGCAATCATGTCGGCCATTTCCTTAGCCTTGGCCTGAGCGGCCTCAGCGCGGATAGCCTCAACATTGAGGTTTTGATCCACGGTTGTAACTCCGTTGGGTTGACTGTGAACGGCTGAGGCCGTATCGACGTTCTCATTATGGGAGAAAGAACGTCCGATTCCAACCGAGTTATCAGCCGGCACGGTGACCAGGCTTATTTCAAACGGTTGGAAACTGGTAGCGCGATAAGTCACAGGTGATGTGGACTCATCGGCTTCCATCGAGTTGATCTTGTAGCCGAAGCTGACATTGCGGATGATTCCATCCTTGATCAACTCTTGCATCTCGCGACCGAGTTCGTTGTTCGCGAGTTTTACGCGTGCATAGGCACGCTTGTTTTTGATATAAGCCTTCTGCACAACGCCGACGATCTTGTCTGCATCGTGTTGGTAAAGCAGCGGCGCACCATCATTGAGACGGGTGAGATCCATGGACTTGTCATCCATGCTCAACACTTCCATGCCGTAGTAACGCTCAACCGGCGCTTCACTGGCAAAAGGGAACTCCAGGGTGCGATCTTCTGAATCAGCGCGGAACTCAGTACTCAGCGAACGCTTGAGTGTTTTGCCTTCAAAGAAACGCAAGGCAGAAATTTTGCGCAGTTCAGAGAACTTGTGACCGACAACAGTGTCAGTCTCTTGATAGTCGCCGTCGTTATTTCTGCGATACACGCGAATCAATGCAGCGGGATCTTCTTCAGACGCATTAATCGTAAACGAAGAATCCGGCACTTCAATTACACCTTCGCGTGCAATTCGTGTGACTTTGCCGCGTGCGGTGCCACCACTTGAATCCCATTCCACGAAATCACCAACTTTAACCGCATCAGGTGCAGCACGCTCTTCGCTGCGTTCACCAGTGGCTTCTTCAAACATCATCGGGTCAAAGTCGTGATCACTCAGCCATTCGCGAGCCTCGGCAGGCGTGAAGCGATCAGCATCAAAGCGGATGGCTTGCAGCTCAGAGGTGCCATCCTTGATCCCATAAATCGCATCAATGCCAGCGCCGAATTCATCGTTGACGCGGCGGATGCTGTCGTACTGATCAGGATCAGTCAGGCGAGCAGCCTGCTCATTCGGATAGGGGCGTCCATCGACGATCTCTTCGTTGATTTCCATGGCACGCTCCTGTGCTTTTTTGATGGCTTTGGATTTCATGTTGCTCCAGGTTTGACCTGAATCACCGCCCCATGCCGCCCATGCTACGCGACCCGGCGAAGGATAGTCATCACCATCGGGACGGAAGCCCTTGCCTTGCTTGTCAACCTCATGACGAGCAAACCATGCGGCCATCGTGATGACAGTATCGGGGCTCAGTTCATCACCCGAAAGAATCTGACCAGCACGGGTGGCTGCAACTTCAGTCCCACCAGGGCGACCTTCTTTCTTCCATGCGCGATAACGACGCGCTTCGGCCTTCATGCCTTCTGTTGGCGTCAGGTCAATTGTCTTGTCACCAACCTTTGCCATCAGTCGATGTCCTCAAGTTCAGGCTCTTCCTCATGTTCCATCGGATGCTCAGTAGGAGCAACAGGAACAGGTTGAGAGACGCCGCTGTTAGAAACCTGCGACGGGTCAGTATCAAGCACGATGCCGTATTCATCAGCAACAGCAAGTTCATGCTGGCGTTGACGCATTTGATCCTCGAAGTCACCGCCGTGCAGGGCGATCACCTGCGAGAGCGTCATGATGCCTGAGCGGATCAGTTCCTTGTACGCAGCGGCTTCTTTCTGTGGATCAACGAACTGAGCAGCAGGTGCAATCCACTTGGCCTCTTCGTAACGCTCAGGATTGCTGTCGTAATTCGGCAAATCCAGAACGCCAGCCAACACCGCCATTTCAATCCACTTCTCGTAGACCTCTTCGCACAGCGATTCGATCAAATATTGCTGGAGTGTCTTGTAATGCGTTCTTGTTTCAAGCAGTTCCAGTCGTGAAGAGCTGTAGTTGCTCTGAGAGAAATCTGAGCTGACTTGCGTGTAAGAACAACCAATCCCAGCAGCCACAGCTCGCAGCATTTGCTGCACAAAAGGAGTGAATGCGTCATCAGGGCGATTGGGCGTGAAGAACTGCATCTCTTCACCGGGAGCCAATCGACGGATGCTGCCGGGTGAGAAGTCGAGGACAGACTCCTGATCAAACGTGCCATCTTCAAACAGCTCCTGATCCGGCGTCTTGACGAACGCCATCATGCTGCTGCTGGCGCGAGCGGCGACAATCTCCGCTTCTTCGTATCCAGACAAGTTGCGCAGGCGCATGATCGCCGTAGCAAACGCGCTAACACCACGCGTCTGGCCGGGGCGTTCAATCAAATACAAGTGAATGATGTCTTCAGCGGGAATGCGCACGCGGCGCTTCATTGCCTTGACGGCGTAAGCAAATTGGTAATCGCCAGGGTGGTAATCAAAGAAGTGATAGGCAACCGGGCGCCCCCACTTGTCAATCTCCACGCCCATTCGCACTTCATTGCCGTTCTTTTCGATGCCGCTGTAATCATCATCAAGAAGATCCGACTCGATGAGTTCCAGTCCAAGCGGCACCTTGCTGCCACCAAACGGTTGCTTGACAAGACGGATGAAGACTTCACCGGATTCAAGGACAGAGGT